CAGAGCCTGACCTTGACGACCTGATATAAACAAACCGTCAAGCTCTTCAATGAATGCCTGGAAACTAATATCAGTGTTCTCTTGATTCCAGATGTGCTTAGCTAACAGCCTTTGATTCTTACTGAGAGTAATACCAAAACCTACAAACCCACAGCCATCTTCTAGTATGTCACGGTAGTCTATCATTTGGAGACCTCCTCAAACATGTACAAGGGAAACGGTCCGTTGATACCCAGGTCTTTCATGTGGCCGTTAAGCCACTGAACCCAGAGACTATCACCGTCTCTCTCATGAACTACAGCCAATCCAACACCATCGTTCTTTGCTCTAATTAAACTTCCTTTCTTCATCTTCTTTCCTCCTTTGGTGAGAGTGTTCCTCTCTCTTCACTATAGTATATAGTCTAGTATACATCCAAAGGTAAAATAAATCAACATAAATGTTAAACTATTTTTAAGTCTCTCTCTTTCTTGTTTGTCTTACTCACTCAACCTACCATAGAACTAGACTGATTTTCTCTCAGAGTTAAACACCTGGATACAAAATAATCCAAAGAAAAATAATCTGAACTAAATGCATCTTAGGTGTTTAACTTCCAGGACAAATCAGTCTTATATAATAGAGCAAACAGACAATGTGTTTTATAACTGGGGACAACATGTTCGACTTCAAAGAAACAATCTGTTCTTTCCAGTGGATGTTCCTGATGTTAACAAGACTGGACATAGAAGAAAGCTACAGACAAATCATAGTAGAAGACATCGCTGATGCAACAACATTCTTATTTACTCACGGAGATTATAACTAATGATACTTTCAATCCACACTATTCTAGATATCGTAACTGAAGTTTCTGGTTCAATAGACCCCAGGAACATTGACAACTAGTTTGTTAGGTGAGAGTCAATCAGGTTCTCATTCTTGTAAATAGACATTAGACATAGACATTGTGACTGGGCTACATACCTCCTTACAATTACATCTTCTTACTTTCATTCTTCGTTCGTTCATTGCTTAGTATGTAGCCCAGTCATTCCTCCTTAAATAGAAAGCCTCACTAACTTAAATGCTAGTGAGGCTTTTTACTTATCGTTTAAAGTAGCTAAGAACCGCTACAACAACGACGAACTCTAGGAATATTACGTCTCTTCATTATGCTTTCCCTGTTGCTTTCATGTGTTTGTATACATCATAGGCTGATGAGAACTTAGGCTTTGCCTTGGTGCTTGGAGTTCCAGTTGAGACCTTCATCCCAGCATCCTTGATAGCAGCCTTGTACTGTGCTAGCTCAGAGTTCTTCTTCTCCATAGCAGCACTGAACTCTTCACCCTTGATCCTGAAGTAAGCATCTTCAATAGACATGTCTCTCTCTGTAATAAGAGTAGCAATCTTATCCTTGTAACTTGAGAGGTCAGGGTGCTGGGCTTCAAAGGTCTTGACCTGTTCCAGTCTAGTAGCTGCTTGCATCTTCTCACGAGCGGGTGCCAACATCTTCTCTAACTGGGTAGCCGCCTGTGCCTCAATGTATGTCTTCAGACCTTCTGGGTCATACAGATCAATGTTCTCAGGTAGGTGGGCCTTCTCTTTAAAGTTCTGTGCAGAGTTCTCTAGAAGTGTACGCTCTCTGTTTTCTAATTCCTTACGACGCTTAGAGATATCAGTAGTCTTTCTCTGGTAATCAGATCGTAGGTTTTGAATTAGCTTCTTAGCATCAGAAGGAAGTCCTTCCAGTACCTTGTTATAATCCAAGCCTGTATGATTCTCTGTCTTGTACTCATCACCAGTCAAGTGCTTATCAATCAAATCATCTAGGCTTAGCTTGGCGGTTGCCTTCTTGTTTGCAGCAGATGCCGCACGCTCTTGCTTCATCTCTTCCATACGCTCTTCTCTTTGCAATATACCACGAGGCTCTGAGCGCCTCTGTAGGGACGGCTTAAGGGTAGGCGTAGGGTTTGTATCGTTTGAACTTGTCGTCGCTCCTGAAGGGCCTTCTGGCGTCTGTGGGAGTGAGGTGCTCGTTGTGTCTGACATGTAAGTGGTTTCCTTTATAGTTGGTTCAGTAAGATATCTAGCTCGGAGCCCTGTTCAGGTGCCTCCTCTGTGACAGCCGGCTCTTCGGCTGCTGGTGCTTCTGCAACGACATCAACAGTCGGCTGCTCTGCACGTAGGAATTTAACAAACTCCTTGTTCTTAAAGAGGGTATCAATCTCAGCAGTGATACGAGCGAGTACTCCATCATCTGTAATCTGAGAAACCTCAAAGGGCTGCATGACTACCTCTTCAGGCATCGTGCTAGCAAAGGTATCAACAGTCTGCTTAAGAGCCATGAGGCCACGAGTAAGCTGGTCAGGAAGCGGAGCCCCCTTGATATCCTGGAAGGTAGTTTCAAGTTCGAACTCCACTTCCATTTCTTTGTTGATCTTATTGATGAGTGTGGCCAAAGCCTTCTGTCTCTTAGCACTGAACGTGCCGACCGGAGAAGCAGCCTGCATTACATCAGTCATCGCTCCTTCAGCTTCTACTAGTAGGCCTTCGGCCCCGGCCATAGCAGCCTGTGCGCGACCTTCAGGGGTCGTCTCTTCTGTCTTCGCCATGATTAGTTATCTCCTTTTGCGTCAGCAATATCGTTAAGTGTTTTCTTAGCTGGTGTAACATCGGCCCAGAAAGCTTCAGTAGCTTTGATACGAGTGTTCGCACAGCCATCTCTGTCTGGCTTATCCAAATCATATTCAACCATCTTCTCAAAGAAGTGATCGGATTCTTTATCTGCCTTTTCTTGTGCTTCTGTTTGTGAAACCATCTTGTCAGCAGCCCAGTTCTTGGGCATATCTGACTCACGCACAAGACCACGAGCCTTGAGCACACGCTCCTTGTGAGCCTCACCGTAGATGGTTTGCTTAAGGTTGCGATCGTAATACGTCTGATGGCTAAGGCCTTCCTGCCAACTGGAAAGATTAGACTTGCACAGGTTGGGCGCAGACAGTTTTAAAACAAACTCCTCACCCGTCTCTGGATCGTAAAGCTTAGCCGGCCGCTTAGAGTGTGGCCCAATCCATTCGGAGATACGACCAGTCTCTCTGCCCTTGAATTCAAAGATAGGCATTAGCTCTGCTCCAGCATCTGCTCAGCCATCATACGCTGTGCCTGACCTCTGATCTGTCCGGCTGCTGGCCCACCCCCGACTGGAATGGCTGGCTCTTCTACAGGCTGATCCTCGCCCTGCGCAGTCATACCTTCTGGTGCCTGTGGTGCCTGGGCTGTGTCACCAAAGGACTGTGGCAAGTCAAAGACATTAATGATGTAATCTCTTAGAGCATCAGGTGTAACACCTAGGCTGGGAAGAACACCGATAAGCTGCATGACTGCTGAACGTTTGACAGCAGAAGCAATAGGCGTTGATGCCTGGTCTGCATAAGCATATCTGAACTTACCTTCGAACTGCTCACGCTTAAGGACAACAGGCGCTCTGTCAATAAGAACAACTTCTTTCATGTCCTCATCCTCACTTGTCATAATCATGTGATAGATGAGAGACTGATATACCTCGCCGATCATCTCAACACTGCGATGGAAGAAGCGTGCCATCCGGCCAATCTCGTTAGCTGAATATTGGGTTAGGGCTGCAACCTCAGTAGCGGAAGCACCAGTGGCCTGACCTCTAGTGAACGGAGCCATGACGGTTCCACGCTCAAGGTCTGAACGAATCTCTGCCTTATAGATTTGGTAATCAGGAGAGAAGGTTGCTTGTGCAAGAGGTACGAGTACGTTCCTAGCATCTACATCAGGTGGCACATCAAGCTCTACGATTGACATGTCCCTGTTCTCTGCTAGAATGCTTGCCCCTTCCTGGTCGATGGCTCCCTTGCGTGTGACATAGACACGAGCGTCACGGCGGATACCATTCGCCCAGACCGTTCTCATGTTGTTGATCTCCCACAACTGGTCGTAGACACGACCAAGAGAAGAGTAACCACGGAGCGGTGAGTCAGGTGAGTAAGACAGGTACACTGGAACCAATGGAGATAGTGGTGACCCATCCGGCTTACGGAAAGGAATAGTGTTTGCCTTGAATATAATCTTATTTGCACGCTGTGCAGATGGTGAGTAGATAATCAACTCATCAGATTCGAAGTCGTAGATCTCAATAATCTCTACGTAGCTTAGCAAGTGAGAACCATCGAAGTCGGCAGAAGAAGACTGAGTATCAAAAGTACTGGTGTTCTCCACACGAGTGTTGAGATACTCTTCCTTGACGACAGGATCAAACTTGATTCCTGAAAACTTTTTCTTTGCTTGGCTGTAAGGTAGGAAGTAACGGTGTCCTACAAAACGAGAGTCAGTCCATTCCTCCGCATCGTGGTCAACAATAACATC